GCCAAGGAAAGCATCATTGATAATGTCGCTGGCGTTCGTAGCCTCGGACGTCCATCAACCGCCAGTGGGTTTGGTAGCTCGTTCAGTGCCGACTTCGGTAAAGGCTTCGGAGGTGGCTTCGGATCATGAAAGCTTTCTTCGATACCCACAAGTTAATACGGCGAGCCATGACTATCATGTTCATGATAATGTCTTGGAATGTTGCGGGATGGTTCATGGGGTTGCCTGATCCATCCGTAGTACAAGCTGGTTTTAGCGCCACGGTAATGGGCGCTATGACGGGAGCGTTCGCAATCTGGATGGCAGGAGAAGCTAAGTAATGACTGTGAACTAACGTCCCACTTTATCAGTGGCTTCCCATCCGGCGCCGACGTAACCGGCGATATCAACCCAAGTGTCAAACTTGTTTGGCGATGTAGTCATTCTTGATAGCTTTACTGCGATCATCGTCATGGCAACTTGAGACACACAAACTTTCGCACCATCTTTAAGTACCGGCTTGAGCAAGACTGTCATCATGTCCGCGATATCTTTGAAGTTATCGGCTGGCTCCCCATACTCTTCGTTTCTATCAGCGTTGATTATCCGCATCGCTTCGATCAACGGTAAGTCCCTAACTTTAGACATGTGTTAATCCCCCCAGACGTACGGCGTCGATTTCTAACTGAGTGGCTTTGCATTTAAGTTCTACAAGCCTTTCCTTCTCGTGCCGAAGTTTGGTACGAGTGCGGTGTAAATCATCGGGATCAACAGTATCATTGCCCGTGCCGTGAAGTATCCTTCCATTTTGCATCGCTTCCAGCCTGTCGAATATACTTTCAATCTCGGCCTCCTTGCGAATGATACCTTGTCGGGCCATGCTCAGTTCGTTCAATGTGTCCATTAGGTTTTCTCCGTGGGTCTGAACATTTCGTATTTATCGCAAGGGTTAACGGCATCACGGTTAGTCAGCTTGCAAGTCCACGCACCGTTTTTGTTCGGGAAACTGTTCGCACAGAAGACGCAAGCGGGGGCAACGTCTGGGATTTCCCAGCAACTTTTCCTTTTAAAGCACGACTTGCAGTTCCAGCTTTCTGGCTCCGTTGCAACGCGCCCCGCTTGACCATCGAGCGTAGCCTGTATTTTTATGTACATCGTGTCCCATTCTTCTTGATCGAATAGAACAACTTCAGCGTGATATTTAGAATTGTTTTTACAGTAAGATACAAACAGACTACGATCAATTCTCATCATCGCCATCATCATCATCATTTGGCGATAATATTTGCGATGTGAAACTTTCACCCCGTACGAAACGGTCTTCTTGAAGTTCGCATCGTTCATGCTTTTGATCTCAAGGATCATCGGCCCCGTGCCATCTTCGAAGTCAGCAAGCCCATCCGTGTTGCAGACAACGTGGCCTCCAAGCCATTCGGCTCGGTGCTGCCTTCCAGTCATTTCGTCCTTTTCGTACACCCGCAAGTCGGCCTTGTCCTTGAGGTCGCGCACCACCCAGTCCTCAATCCGGTGCCCAGCGAAGAATATTCTCTTCAACTGGGGGTCTGGATCAACGTCTGGAAACCCGCGCAGAGACAGAGCCATCTGCGCTATGCACTCAGTCCCTGCCATCGAGGCACCAATGTACGCACGGGCTGAACCACGGTCTTCTGCGGCGTAGCCCTCGTCAATGGCCTCGATTAACTTCTGCGCTTGTGGGTGTACGGGGTGCATTTAGAACGGGATTTCATCATCTAGCGGCTTGGCAGATATTGCCACAGGCGTATTCTCGCCATCATCAGCCGGTTCCTCAAAATGGTAAGCGACTTTCAAGTTAGTCTTGTCCAGATAAACTTCTGATTTTATGACGATACCAACAGTCTTGCCTTGGAAAAAGCTAACGCTCGGAGCTTCTGAACCATCGTTGCCCAAGATCAGAAGAAGCTCCTTCAACTGCTTCTTTCCTATCTCAGTAGCTTCTGGTGATTTACTGTGATAAACCCAAATCCACTGACGGATAGTACCTCCGTCTTTTCCGGCGTACGAAAGCACCAACTGCGCGGTGTCCGTCTTATCGTTGCGCTCAACTTTTGCATCCGTAATCTTTACTATATGCCGACCTACTGGCAGAATTTTGTTTCGTGTAATTTCCACACCACTGAGGTCCATGCCCTCAAGTCCCTGAAACTTAGACATTCTCTTTTTCTCCACTTCCGTTGTATTGTTCAAATTCGCTTTTCGTCATGTAAATACGTTCGATTAAATCCGTAACATCGTCGCACTCTTCAGCAGCACTTAGGCGTCGGTATGGATCACGCGTCTTGCCGTGCCAGCCTCCTACCTGATCTGTGATTAAGTAGCGGCGGACAGAAACCTTGCCCTTATGTTCGTTTGTTTTGCGAACCAAACAGAACACATTGTCGTACAAGGCGGGTATCAACTTCTGTACTTTTTTCTGCACCATCATCGGCCAGTAATTCGTCTGACCATTATCGTCAGTTTCCTCGGCAGCGAGTGCCGTGATGAGTACGTGCAGATCAAGGTCACGCACCCACTTTAGAGCCGCAGTGATCTTGCGCTCGTACAAGCTCCACTTCTCGAAGCCATTCTTTGCAGCTTCGCCAAGCTCAAACTCAACATCGGCAAAGCATTTTTGTGACAATTCGGTTGCGCTGTCGATTGCGATCCACTTGTAACCAGCCTTTTTAAACTCGGCGGACATTACGAACTTAGTTAAATCTCTGAACGAATGCTCACCCTCCCTCGTCGGCACACGATCAAAAGTCGCGAACGGAAGGTAGTCGCATTCAAGGTCTGAGATTGAGCTAAGGCCACTTTCGCCTGACAGTATAAGACCTTTACCGAAACGCTTCGCGTAGTTAGCGCACTGGGTAGTCTTACCGCTGCCGTGCATACCGTAGACGAGCGTTTTGGACGCGCCTCGTACAGATATATCGTTCGTTTTTAGTGGTGTTATATTCATGACTGAACCTTAATTGTTGGAGCGCCACACGTAATAGTTAGCGCTTGTTTGAGGACTTCTCTTACATTTTCGGGAGCGGCATCTAGTTTTTTACGGTCCACTGTAAAGCTTTGCGATACGCAATCAGGAAGGCCGCTGGCTTCGAATGTGCTTTTCAACAACTTTTTATCCCAAACTAATTTCTCAGGAATACGTACTACTAGGGTACGCCCGTCGTCCATTTGAATTGGGTGTTCACCAACGACATTAGGCAGATCAGATAGAAGTATTTCCTTCAAGTAATCTAATGAAGCCTTCTCATTATCAAGTCTAACAGAGCATTCGGTGTATTGCTTCGCCGCGTCTTTGAGCCGCCAAGCTTTCGGATGGGCTGGGGCTGGTAGCCAAGTCTCCCCAAAAATTAGTCCGTCTTCCTCCATCTGCGTATCCTTTGAGATTAAATTGTAAATCGTAAGTTGTGTATGAGTAGTGTATATGTTACGCCCAAGGTTGTTACAAGAGGAAAAAAGTAATGCACTTCGAAATTCAGAAACTAATTGACGATCTTGGTGGGGCTCCGGCGGTAAGCACGGGCCTCGGAATTTGCCGCACAACGCCTTACGGCTGGATACGTCGCGACTTCATTTCCTCCACTTATCTTTCACAAATCAAAGAGGTCTGGCCTTTGGTCGATCTCAACTCATACTTCAAATCGGAGACACTAAATGAAAACGACCTTGGAAGAAGCGCTGGAATTATTGGATCGCGGGTGGGCTGTGATACCGATCCTTCCAGACACCAAAAGACCAGCGGTTAAGTGGGGCCACTACTCTGATGAGTTAAAGCTACCTACCTCTGACGAGGTTATCGAATGGTTCGAGCGATGGCCCAACGCGAATATAGCAGTAATAACTGGCCCTCTTTCTGGGCTGGTTATCGTTGATTGCGATAATGAGGCCGCCTTAGCTGAAGCCACCCGTCTTGGAATGACACGAACTCCGGTCAAGGTTCGTACTAAGAAGGGCTGGCACTTTTACTTTAAGTTTCCTGACCAATCAGATTGGATCAAGAACCGCGTGGGCGGCGATGGCAACGATGTGGATTGGCCCCGCTGCGATGGCCTCGACCTTCGCGGTAGCAAGGGTTACGCAGTAGCCCCTCCCTCAAAAAATTACGAATGGGTTCTACTTCAAGGCCACGACTTCGATGATCTTCCTTTGTACTCAGCACCCGTCCTAAACGCTCCATCAGCTTCAGAAAATGTAGTGGATTTCAATCAATGGAAATTTGAAGGCATGTCACTCAGCGATGTGACATTGAACAAACCAATTTGGGATCGCACGCAAGAACTGGTCGATGCCATCGGAAAACTACCGGACGGTGGCGGAAATGGAAGGGATGACAGGCTATATAAGTACATTTCTTCCTTGGCAGGGCAGGGTCGTGGCCTCGATGCACTGATTGACGGGGCCGCTGACTTCATGGGCGCGTTCTTTCAGAACGATGTTGAGATCGAAAAAGTAAGCCAGATGTGTCAACGCGCCTTGGACAACGAAGTTCGTAAGGGCAACCTCCCGATGGACTTGGAGCCAGCGGAGGAAGAGAAAGAGGAGGACAAGAAACGTAAGTATAAGCCGATCACAACCGCCGACCTCGATGAACTACGTGAGTACGTCGCGGGTATGGAGTTCTACATAGACCCCATAGTACCCACTAAGGGGACCATCTTACAGGTCTTCGGGTATAGTGGGCATGGTAAGTCGATGTTTGTCCGCCACCTGTTGTATGCAGCAGCAGCAGGGCAGCATCGGTTTGGACCTTTCGATCTCGGCCAGAAGTCTCGCGTATTGTATTTTGATTTTGAGAACAGCCGAGCAAACATCGCCAACTTCCTTGACCGCAGCAAGCGCAGCTTCGGTGACGCTGGTGATAACTTTATGATCTGGGCACCGTTCAACGACGAGCATTCCATGAACTTGATGACCGAGGAAGGTGTGCGAAACTTCCAGTCATGGATCAAAGCAGTACGACCTACCCACGTTGTGATCGACACGATCCGATCAGCCTTTCCAGGTCTGCAAGAAAATAGCGCCGAGCAGTGGAGCCACATCAATCAGATGTGCTTGAAGATGCGTAACGCTGGCCTTGCTGTTTGGCTACTACATCACTCAAACAAACCCAGCGAAGGCACCGCGTCGGGCCGTGAGGCGGGTAGCTCTAACCAGCTTACCGTCCTTGAGACCCAGATCAAAATCACACAAGTCTTTTGGGATAAAGAAACAGCCGAGGTGAAGGCTGGTATTTTCGAAGGCGACATAGCTGGCTCCCCGTTTCAAGTCCTCTCATCCAAGCCAGCGATTTCGGACGATGAACGTCTGGACGTTATGATGCAAGTCCGGTTCGGCAAGGTGCGTGAATGGTCTGACGCGCACGAACCATTTTATAATCTCGCGTTCGCTGGCAACATGCAAGACGACACTGTTCGTATAGTCGCTGGCAAGACCTCAAAGCAACGCGCCATGACCTTCGCGTCGCAGTGGACTGACGCGCATGGGGTCACTCGCCCAGCGCTATCTGATGTGGAGATTGCTCGTAGAGTTGGCCGTCCTGTTTCGACTATCGCAGAATGGACAGAAAAGCTTCGCGAAGATTTGCCAAGCTACATCGCCAACGCCCAATAAAAAAACCCGCGCGTGAGTTGATACCTCGACGCGCGGGTAGGTGGAGGGAGCTGTGTAATTGGGAGAATACACAACTTTAGTTTAGCGTGCGTACGTGGTGTTGGGCAAGTATTTTTTTTATAATTATAGCAGTACAGATAGCAGTACAGACTGCGTATCTAAAACGGTAAAATCGTTCCTACAGTTTCACGTCTACCTGCGTTCACACCAATTCACGGAGTGAATAGGTGTTCACTTAGTCGCCTACAGTTTCCACGATTTTACCGTCCTTGTCGGAAAAGTCAATGCGTACAGCACAACTTTATTAACAAATTTATACACCGTAAGTTGTGCCCAGTATAGTTGCGTGTTACATACGTTACATAAACTTGGTTCATGGTATGTCGCGAAAGATTATTTTGTCTCCCATTGAGCTGGACTGGCTGAAAGAAAACCACTCAGACTTCACTCATCAAGAAATAGCAGAGCGATACTCGATTTGCATAGACACAGCAAAGCGGACGCTGATGCGCCTCAAGCTTCAATATTTTCCAGGTGCTAAGTACCAGATTAAACCGCAGCCACCCAAGTGGCAACGGCCCTGCATTATATGCGGTAGCAAAAGTGAGCGAGCAAAGAACCAGTATAAATGTGATGGGTGTACGGAGCGTGAGGCTGAAGCTTCGCGCGTAAGTTCGTACGATGATGAGCCCGCACGAAAGAAACCTTCAATTTTGGAGATACCGTTCTGATGGGCAACCCACAAAAAGCTAAGGGCGATAAGTACGAAGTCGATCTCGCTCACTATTTTAACGACCACGT